CAGAGAATCATATGTTCTTTCTAGCATATAGATATCAATAATGTTAGACACAGATGGATCAATACGAGTGTCCTGACCTGCATGATGACGATACTGGAAATCAATGGAGGATCTTCCTCTTCTAGCAATATAATCTGTATTTGCTGTTAGAGCTATTGTGGATGAATTGTACTGCTTGATCACATTCTCTGCGCCATCATAGAAATAAAACAACTGCCCATTAGTGTATGTGCCTGGTAGAGTAATATCTGTTTCATTCTGCGTCACAATAAAGTTGCTGGACGCATAAGGCCTGTATCTCTGAATGTTGTTGTAACTGTTGTAGGTTTCAAAGAACACAAATTTTGTAGTGACATTTGTATCTGGTTCTACAATGATATCAAAAATTTCTGGATTGTCTACCACACCGTCGTCATCGTTGTCATAAAATCCTATTTCCACTTTGCGATTGTCTTGATATCCATCTGATTCTGTTACTGTGTCTACCACCTGCCAATTGATTGGGTAGCCTACAGCAGAACCTGTAGAAGGCACAGTGTTGTTCTTGAGAATTTTTACAGAATCTTTTACCACTTGACCTGTTGTATAATCATATATTCTTTCAGTACGATCGTAATGAAATTTGTTCTGTCCCTCTGATTCAAACAGGTATTTCAATGACCTATAAGTCACTGTGTAGGTGTTACCATCATTGGTGAACTTGAACCACCAGCTGGTGTCTAAATTAGTATTTGTGGCATCGCCTGCGTAAGCAGTACTGAACAATGTGCTGTCACCAAGATTTGCTGAGGTTATCACTACCCACTCTGCGTTTTCTTCGTCGTATCTCAATCCAAATGTGTCGTATGCTTCTATTCTATTCTGTAGATCAGTTTTTAAAGTTGTAGAAAATGTGTTAGCGAAGTTGGGCACTATAGCACTCAACACTGCGTTGGCTGGAATTTGATTATTAAGTGTGACCGGACCTACGCCTGATTCTAAATTGCCTACCCCACCATTGGCTCCATCGCCGTCCACTGCAGAAAGTTTTACCCAAGACCGATCTTCGGCATTGGTGGTGCCTGTGGTAACCAGTACTCCGTTTAAAAATTCTCGTGTATCAGGTGATACAAATTTAACCAATGCTCCTGCTTGAGCATATTTCAAATTAGATGTGGCAAAATCTCCCAGTACTAAAGGACCGCCTGCTGTGAAATAACCTGTGTTGGTGTTGGTGCCTGTGGTAGTACTGACCCAGCTCGCTGACAGAGCTGATAGATCTTTTGTGCCATATTTTAAATAATAAAATTGTCTTGAGTATGATTCTTTTAATTTTGATTCTACCGAACTATTAATGGTATTCAAAATATCATTTTTATTTGAGAACGTAAATGTAAATGTAGGTTGAGATTCTTCTCTGTAGATAATACCGTCATCTGCATACACAGAAACATTTGAGTATGCTCCTGTAGGATCTACAATATCTTTAGCTCGTGAAATGCCTGATGCTGTTCTGTTTACAGATTTAATTTTTACAATCTCTTGTGACGCTGACAGAGGTACCACGTTGTAGTCTTCTGCAGTGATCATTCTGTTCTGTGAATAATATGTCTGTGGTGCTTTCTCTTGAATAGATGCGTTGGACTCTGTTGCCGCGGCATTGTACACTGATTGTTTAAGACTTGCTGTCACAGTTAATATCTGAGCGCCTCCGTTGATGTCAACATACGGAATATTAAATTGAATTCCCTGCATATCATTGGGCTGTATTGCATATTTTGCATTATCGCTGACTCTATGATACACTCTAAAAGAACCTGCAGGAATGTTAGAAAAATTACCATCCCCAAACACAAGATCGATTGCATCATTATTTTTTGTTACTACATTGTAGATGTTTCTTACGTTCTTTGAAAGGCTGTTGTAGATGGTGTTGTTGCCTACGATGTCTGGAACCTGTGTCCAAGTATTTTGAATTTGGCCAAAATCGTCCAATCCGTACAACCAAACATCGGTGTCATTCACATCGTTTACATTAATGTTCTGCACATAGTTTGTAGTTGATTGAGTCACTGAAAAATCTGTAGAGGTTAATGATCCTTGTTTTGTTAAAAAAAAGAAACCGGTGTTGTTGCTGGAATCTCCGGAGCCATCTGTTCTGTAAAGATATGTAAATCCGCCTCCAGGTATTGGTGTTCTCTCATAGATAGAATCACTGCTAGATATAGTTGCTGGTATTACCTCAAAATTTCTTTGTACACCACTCACTGCTCTTGAATATTTAAAGATAGGCAAATCTGTATTGGAGCTGTTTACTGTATATGTTTCTGTTTTTATGCCTCCGATGTTATCAGACTCCAACGGCTTTCCAAATTGTTGTCCATCAAAGCCAGCGGCATTTAAAATTTTTATAAATTGTTCTCTGTAATTGGAATTTGTGGCATCATTCCACACCACTGATACGTTAGATAAATTTTGCCCTGAACTGTCTGTGACATTCTGTGTCGTTGAAACAGAATCTAATTTTAATAATCCTGTGGCTGTTTTATTCCTTTTAACATTATAGTTGATCAATCGAGCCAGTCGTAGAATTGAGTTCCTTCTGGAAGCAGTTTCTAAGAAATTTTCTCGAGCATTTAGATCCACCCTGAAAGAAAGTGATTGTGCCACGTAAGCAATAAGATCGATTAAAGCCACATATTCAGAAGATTCTACAAAGTCGTTGAAATCGTCTGGATAGTTCTCGCGAAGATACGCCACCATGGTTCTTCTGAGTGTCTCAAAGTCGTAGGATTTGAAATCAGCCTGCTGGAAAGCAGTGTAGATTTTGCGCCAATCTTCGGCGACTAATAATCGGTTTTGTCTATCTGTAGTGGCCATACATTAATGTACGAGTATTTATTGTTTGTATAAACTGCGTATATTAAGACAGGCCTAGAGAACTGTTCTCATCGAACCCAAAAATTAATTTTTCGGTGATATTGTAGGGTTTATAGGTCAGATCCACCTGCACGGAGATGCCGTAATCTGATTGACTCACTGTAATGTTGTCTGAAGACAGCCTAGGATCTGCATTAACGTTGGCAGTGATGTCATCTAGTATGGCTTGTTTTAAGTCATCTGTGAGTGGTTCAAACAGTACATCATATATGATAGTACCAAAATCGGGATTCTCTAATCTTTCGCCTTTTCTAATGCTTAAACGATTGATTAGATTCTGTTTGAGCAGTTGGAAATCGTACAATTTATAATTGTTGTTGTCAGCACGAGAACTAAACCCTTTAAATGCTCTTGATGTCGTTGTTACTGCTGTTTTGCCTGTGTTGTTGTCTACCATCCAAATATTTTTCCTATATTTTTCACTGTGGAACTAATTGTTTTTCCAACAGTACTTACCAGTGACACAGTCTGTGTCACTGAGGTTACCTTGCCTCCCACAATATTTTTATATGTGTCTGTGACCTGCGTTGCTGTCCCTGGTATGTTCTGAGATAGATTACCCACCATGGTGGATGGGTTTGTAATATTTTGTATGGTTTGATTAACAATGTCTTTTACTGCTGTTGATGTTGGATTGATACCTATGTCAGCGGGAATTTTATAAGATGTATTATAGTTCTTTGAGAACGACTCTGCTATCGATCTAATCTTTGAGGATGTGGTAGCACCTTGCGATGTAATTTCATATTCTAGGTCGGCCTGATATTGGGCGGCTTGAACAGAGTTGATAGGACTTTGTCTGTTCTGATGAGCTATATATTCTGCTGTGCCAGGTATTCTGTCATTTGTACTCGGTCTGAAACCTTTAAGTTTATTTTCCTTATCATAGTGATTATAAAAAGGTTCGTGTGTGGGCATTCGTGCAACTGTGGTAATGTTGCCTTGTGGATTGATTGTAAGCAACTGCGACTTTTTAAATTTTGGATCCACATCAGGTACATATCGTCTCACTGTGGGTTGATAGGTAGCGACTATGTTTGGATCGATTGATACACTATTGAAATGCACCTGACTGCCTGTGAGATCGTGTCTGCCACTGGTATGATGCGTTTGTCCTGACGCGGCATATGAAACTATCTGGCCTCCAACTGCTTTAGAACTGATTGATCCACTGACTGTCTGCGTTTTAATATCCTTATATGCATACTGTTGAATAGAACCATTTAGGGTGTCAACTATGATATCGCTTTCACTGGATATTTTAATATCTTTTTTGGCAAACATATTAATGCCAGCATCGCTGTGGAAATTCATGTCTCCTGCCGACCTAATGTTCACTCCGCCCACTCCTGCATAGACATCAATAGATCCATTAGATGAGAATTCCATCCAGGCATTGCCTGTACCGTTGGCAATATACACCACACCTGCAGAATCATTCAATAGAATTTGATGTCCTGATGCTGATCGTAATCGAACGAGTTGGTTGTCACCGTTTGCGTCTCCGTCGTCCATCACAAAAGATTGCCCGGTTAATCTATCTACAATGTCTTTAAAATTACTATCAGTTCCTCCTAATGGCAAAGATTTACTTCTTGGTTTTTTCTACCTGGTGTACTGATTCCATAAACCTGACTAGGAGATTCTCTACGAGCCGAGCTGGTGGTTGTACCTCTAACTGTGTCTTGTATTAATCCTTCCTGCCTAAGAGTTTCAGCAAATGGATGGATGGGTTGTTTGATTGATCCCGATGATTCAGATAATATTCTTCTGTTTACTTCTCCTGCGGGTAGATTATCTGTGCCATAAATCTGTTGTTTGGTTTGATCAAGATCTCCGCCTGATGTTGTCGCTCCTGTGTTGGTCGAGGCGCCAATGCCTGGTGTCATATGATTGACATACGGTTCTGGAATACAGCCCATCCAATAGGCCTGATTGGCATCGCCTTCCACAAATATTACCATAACTTTAGTGCCTATGTCTGGTGGTACCATCCACATTCCATATGAATGTTGAGACCCTTCGTACTCGTTGGCATTATCTCTGTTTAGATATCTGTTGGTTTTGGTTCCCCAAAATGGTGTCATATATCGACAAACAATTTCTTGTGATTGCGTGCCTAGTTCTGATCCTGTTATGCTGGGTATATTAACAGTTAGTCGACCCATTCTGCTGGGGTCTCTGTTATTAAGAACGTGACCCACATATGGACCAGAATTTTTTTGTACATATTTTTGAAACTCTGTGTTTGGTTTTGATATTGAACCGTCAATGAATCCTGTGTTTGTTCCCATACTATTGTTTATGCTCCATTCCCACCAAAGGGATTATTGTTAGAAAGTGCTTGGGCTTTTTTTATCT